GATCAAAGTTTGTAACAAGTTGCTGAAGTTTTGGATCAGCATCATATGCTGCTTTAAAAACTTCGTAATTAAACTGGCCACGGCCTTGGTTTTGCATAAACTTATCTAGTTTAATCATAGATAAAGCGGCAACTCCTGCCGCTTTTTGTTGTCTTAGAACAGTATAAATGAAGTCGCTATCTACGCCTTCAGAGACTAATTCTTTTTTTTAGAACTTTCGTTCATTTGGCTCCACTGTTCATCACAGTCTGCCTTTGACATACCTAGTGCCATATACTTCTTACAGAACGCATCTTTTGACATTTTTTCAGCATCGGCCATCATTTCTTTTTTAGAAGCGCCTTCGCTGATAGGCTTGCCTTTGATGTTTTTAGACTCACGCTTTTCTCTGCCAGCTTCTTCTTCGCCACCTGCTGCTGCATCATCTGCTTCAAAGTCGTCGCCTTCTGGTTCAATGTCCATATCCATATCATCGCCGTCGACAGTTGGTTCCATATCCATATCGTCGTCGCCCATTGTATCCATTGGTTCAGCTTCGCCTGTTAATTGTCCAACACCTTGTGTTAGCGAACCACGAGTTGATTCCATTGCTGTATACATCGCTTCAAGTGCTGGCTTTACAGTGTTTGTAAATGTTTCACTTGCTTCTGAACCCATTTCATCGCGGATAGCGTCTGCTAGTTCTAGCATTGATTCTGTTTGCATTTCAGCTGTGTCTTCCATCCAACCAGTAACACGGTCGACCATATCTTTTGCTGCCATTACAAGTTCAGCTTTATCTTCTTCGCCTTCATTTACTTGTTGAATCGCTTCGTCAATTGCTATTGATACATCATCTCTTTCAGCCAGTGCAGCATTAAGAACATCAAGGAAGAGTTTGTTTTTTGAATATTCTTCTTTTTGTACTGCATCAAAACTTTCAGTAGTTTCAACATTAAAAACTCTTGTGCGAATTTTGTTTCGAGCATCTTGAAGTTGTTCTGTTGTAAATGCATCAATGTTTATTTTTGAGCCAAAGCGTTTTGCTAGACTTTCATTCAGCGATTTTGCTGTAACTGGTTTTGTAAATTCTCTAATGTTCATTATCTCTTCCCAAATGAATTGTTTATATGTTATTTATCTCTAAGAAAAAATATATCTGTCTAAAATGTTTCTTACGCGATCTGATTCTGCTAAAGCAATATCCAATCTAGTTTCCCTAATATCTCTTTTGAAGGGATCTGTTGTAGTTTTTAAACTATTTTTGTAAAAAATTGCATCATTATAATGTTTTGACATCTTTGTTTCTAATGACATTACCTTTTCTACAACATCTTTTCCTACTGCAAGATTTTTTGCTATAGCTAGAGCAGTGCTCTTAAATTCAGTTCTCACTACCTGCCTATTTTCTTTTGCATTATATATAAGATATCCTTTAGGACTTTTGCGTACTACAATATGTTTGATCCTGATGGAATTACCTTTTTGATGCGGGATTGGTACAGATTCTAAACCTTTATTGACAATTTCATCTAATTGTCTAGCAATATATTCAGAATTCATTTGGCATCACCATAACAGTTCCGTTGTGCAGTAACTTACTTATTACACTCTTACGAATAAGGTTATTGATAATGACTTGATCTCTTTCATCAAATGAACTCAAGGGTATAGGTCTAGTGATAGACTCTAACAAGGACCTTTCTTCGTTAGTAACAAATATTTCAAAACTTGTAATAAGTTCGTTTAGCTTCATTTTATTGCTGCCAATTGTTGCTGTAAATTCTTGAGTTGCATTTGGGTAGTTTTAATTTGCTGTTGGATCTGCTTTTTCATCATATTCTTTTGATTCGGATCCATACCCATTTGGTCAGGTGCGCCCATTGGTTGTTTGTTCTGACCCATTGTTTGTTGATTTTGAGGAGGATTATTTTCTAAACCTAATTCATTTATTTTCATATTCTTCCTCCTCTGCCGCTTCTAGCGCCTGTGCGCTTGCGTGGCTTGATTCTGCGCCTACCAGTATTAACTTTTGCTAATCTCTTAGTAGTAGGACTTGTTCTAAACGTTCTGGAACGTTTGATGTCAATTGTAGAGCCTTTACTTCTTCTTGTTCTCTTTAGTGTGTTACTAGCACTCATTTTTTTAGGAGCATTACAAGTTGCTGCCTTTGCAACAACCCTGCCCTTTCTTGGCCCACTTGTGCATCTATACTTTCTTGCAACGTGTCCTTTTGTACCAGACCTTTTTTTATGACCGAAGACTGTTGCTACTCCTTCTGTAATCTCGCGTAGTAACATTAACGTCTCCTTTTATTCAGAGCCTGCACTCGACGACTTGCTGGATTGATACGTTTAGTTTTACGTGCTTTTCTTGCCATCCTAGCACCTAATCTTGCTTTTGTTCTTTTGAACTGCATACGCTTTTTGATATCAGGTGCTGCAAAACATTGAGCCATTTTAGCTACTACTCTATTTTTGCGTGGGCCTGAAGCACAACGATATTTACGCACAACCTTCTTACCAGATCGAGCCCAGGTTTGACCTTCATCAAGGTCCTCTATTTGGTCAATAAAAAACTCACGTAGTAACATACAGTTATTTATGTGAGTTAGGATAGGTTTATAAGTATAACGACAATAGTTGATAGCAATCCTGCAATAATAGTGCCTGTGGCACCTATCAATACTTTTGTCATAGAAGCTTGGCCAGTTGTAATTAATTCAGCAAGGTCGTCAACTTTTTCTTCAACTTTTGTAAGTCGTCCTTCAAGAACTTCGTAACGTTGAGCGCATAGATCAACGTGAGCTTCTAAATTCTCTCTTTCTAATTGAGTTGTCGACACATCATTCTCCATAAAGTAAACTCGTAGTTAGCCTTTAAATTATTCTTTCTAATGTGCCTGGTTACTAACGTAACATTATTATTTATCATCTGAAGTAAAAACTAGATTAATATCGTCAGGATTTTTGGTATCAAATGCTTGTAGATCTAAAGAAATATTTTCATCTAAACCTGTAATAATAGGTATTAAATGAAAGTCTTCATTTAAAATGTCTACAGATAATGCACCTTCATACTCTATATCAAAACTATAACGCCAAAGTTTTGTTACTTTCTTATACTTTTTTCCAAAATTTATATCTTGCGGTATTGAATCTAGGATTTGAGGTGCTTTGATATAGGTAGGATTAACTCTTAATCCTATTGTCTGTAAAACTGTGTGAAAATTTTGTTGCTGGCGTACTTTTTTTGGATCATCTCCCCTACGAGCCCGTGTTTCAGTTATATCTACTAGAGTGTATAAATCAAATCTCATATCGTATTTAAAGCCATAAAAAAAGAGCCCACATAAATGTGAGCTCTTTGATGTGCCTAAGCACGGTCCCTAAGGTAGTTAGGTATTATGGATTGCCAGTGAATGTTGCAACTGCGCTTAGTGCTTGACCTTTTACTGTCGCTGCATAAGCTGAAGCATCTGGACCGCCTTGGATAGCAAAGTGCATTACACCTGCGTTGTTTGCTGTACCTGCTACACCTGCAATTGTGTGGCCGTCTGTTTCTAGTGCTAAACGGATAGCTGTTAGAGCTGCATCGTCTGCAACTGCTGCGTCTGTTACTAGAACTGTTGTTGTTGGGCCTAGGCCGTTACCAGCTTTTGCCACTGCATTATTTGTTACTTCTGCCATTTTATTTCTCCTATATCTCTAATGGCAAAACGCACTTTCTTGCGTTTTGTATAATATTATTTATCAAATATAAGAAAAATATAGGTTTATCAGCGTTTTTTTGCTCTGGAATGTAAAGCTCTAAGATTTTGTACAAAAGCAGGACCTGCTTTTACTATATCGTCTAGCATTTCAATTGCTGGAAGATATGCATTTACCATACTTGCACTTGCTGCCTTATTATCCTTTGCAGCAGATAAGAATTTTTTAGTTAGTGCAAGATTTTTATCACCTACTAGATATCTGTACAATGCAAGATCTCCCTGACTTACAGAAACATCTGGAATACTTACTGTAGGTTCTGGATCAATGACATTTGCTTTTTCTAGATTTTTTATTGCAGCAAATTTTTCAAAGTCCTCGATAATGTCTGAACTTCTTAACTTAGCTCGTACAGCAAATATCAATCTAGTAGCTAGTAGTCTTTTTTCTGCTTTTGTAAGTTTGCCGAAATTAGATAAGTTTCTTCTTATGGCTTTATAATCAGCATTTGTAATGCTTAAAGAACTTTCTAATTTGATAAACAGGTTTGCAACCTGCATAGGTTGTCTACCTTGTCCTAGATATTGAATGTATCTGTTCAAATCTAAAATAGGTAATTTTGTTTTTGCTTTTAATTTTTTTGCTGCACCAGGATCTTTGAGCTTTGCTTGGGCACTGTCATCACCTACAAGGAAATAGATAAAATTGTACAAGTCAGTACCCATTATACGGTAATACTTGTAAAGCTCAAAACCTGATGTTTTTTTACAATACCTTTGTACATAACCTTCAAAGTCTTTGTACTGACGCATTGTTTCTAAAGCCAACAGAGTTAAGTATAACCGTTCACAACAATCTGTATAAGTCAGCTTTCTAGAGCTGCCATTGTCTTTGGTCATTCTTGCTTCGTGTAGGTCTTTAATAAAATCCATTAGCCTCTAGCCATTTGGTCAGCTTGTCTTGCAATTTCATCATCGTCAGGCGCTGCGTCCATATCGTCATCATCTGGCTCTGCTTCTGGTTCTTCGGGCTCAGGCATTTTGACTGCTCTAGCCTGCTTTGCTTTAGCTACAATATCTTCTAGTTCTTCCTTATTAACTCCTGCTTTCTTGAGTGCTTCTGCAGGTGTTTTTGCTTGACCGTCTGGCAATTCAGCAAGCATCGTGCCTAGCATACTTGCCTTGTTCCAAACTGCATCATCTGGCCATTTTACACCCGAACTTGGCTCTAAAGAATTTGTAATTTGTCTACCTAGTCTGCGAATTTCTACAAACTTTCCTGCGCCACGATCGTAAATAGAATCACGTGGTCCTTCTGTTACTTCATTAATTTTCATTTCTATTTCCTTAATTTGGTTGCCATCTTGTACGTGGCACTAGTTTAGTTTTTGATCCAAGGGCAACGTAACCTTCGCCGCCTTTTTCGCCTTTTGTAGTTGCCTTAACGTCTGCGTCAGCATCGTCTAATTGATCTATGATATGATCCTTAACAGACATAATTTGTTTTACAAGCCCTAGTATTGCTGCTAGACCGTTCGTTTGTTTATCTAGTTCTGCTAGTTTTGCTTGCTGTCCTTGACTTACTTTTGATGTTTTCAGCCAGTCAAAAAACCCTGTTTCTAATTTATCTAACTGCCTTGCTCTAGTCATTTGATTAACATAAGTGTAAATGATTCCTGCGGGATTACTTAAACCTTTTGTTCCTTGCAGGAATGTATCTACTGCTTTAGAGCTACTTTGCACTCTTTTCCTTATGCTGTCAACCTCTTTTGTATTCACTTTAGGTTGATGTGTGACATATGTTTGTCCTAGCACTACTGCGTCTTGGGAATTAAGTTCTTTTACATCTTTAATAGGTGTGCCCGACTTGCTGCCCCACTCGTCAAACTTTGAATGGACTACTACACCGACTTTTGAACCTGCTATGCGTCCACCAAGAGGGCTTTTCGTGTCGACTGTGTATTTGACGTTGTTGGGCTCGAATTCTACTGCGCCGTCAGTAGTGCTAAAAGGTTTACGTGGACTGTATAATAGATCGCCATATACATATCCTCTAAAGTTTGGCGGTGTAGCCGCTTTCATTACGTTAAACACTTCAGACATTTCCTCACCAAAGTCTGCTCTCCAAGGTTCTTCTTCTACACCTTTACCTGAGTTTTGAATAAATTTGTTTAGGTCTTCTGCAGAAGTTGATTTATTTCTACCCCAACCATTCTTGCCTACTAGAACAAAAGTGCCGTCTGGTTCTCTACCCCAATAGATAGTTGGATTGCCGTCCCACTTGATAGCAACATCGCCTGAATCTGAACCTAGCTTTTCAAGGATGTTTGCGGCTTCTATGCCACCTTGTGACCCTTTTACAAATACAAGATCTTCTAGGTGTTGGTATTCACGACCTACTTTCGCTGCTTCTGTAATTGTATTACCTGTGTATTGAAAACTAGATCCTACAAGTTGTCTCTCGTAAGGGTGCTTGCCTCGCTTCTTTTTAGCAGGCATTGGATCCTTACCTTTGACTTGATCGGCTGCTTTGCCGCCGCCTTTTATTTCGTAAAATCTCATCTTACTAGTGTGCTCGCTAATGTTATAATTCTATTCAGCTGACGATCAGCAAGTGTTTCAGGTACTGACTTACCTTCTTTTTCCATTGCTTCTTTCCAAGGAGCAATTAGTTCTTGATAGTTAGGATCACCTTTAATCTTTGCAAGCATACTTTCTACAGTGTGCGTGTCTGCTTCAGTAGCACCTTTGCCTAATAGGACAACTGCAATATCGTTCCAGTTATCTGCAACTACTTCGTCGCCTTTGTTTGGATCAACTACACCAAATTTAGGACTAAACTTGTAGCCTCTACCTCTTGCAATACTAGACAATAGTATAGCTCTGTCCTTGCCTGAGTATTGTTCTGTGCCGCCACGTTTAGATCCACGTTGTAGGTCTGGGTTGTCTGTGAACATAAAGTCTGTTTGCACATAGCCTTCGCCGCCTTGTATAGGAGCACGGAAGTGAACTTGGTCGCCTGCATTGTGTATCCAGCCGCCTGTGAACTTGCGACCTTTGTTCATTATTTGGTCTTCTGGAATGCCTTGACTCTTGCACCACGCTGTGAGCTTTGCAATTAATTCTTCTTTGGTTACTTTGTTTGCATCTGTGTTTAGATCTAAGTCGCCTGAACTATTCTTTTCAAATGATCCGTCTGGGTCTGACTTCTTACCTGTAGTACCTAACCAATCTTCTTCATCAAAAGTCAATCCTGTAATCTTTTCAATAAACTGAATTGTTGGATGTACAGCCTTTGTCGGAATACGCTGTGTAAGCGAACCTTCTTCAGTTTTGAAAACATTACCGCCTTCTTTAAGAATCGTCATTCTTTCTACCTTCAATTATTTTGTTTATACTTCTGCGGAATTTGCGAGGATCACCTGATTTAATACTGTTAATAAAACGTCTTTCTAATTCACTTGCTGTATCAAAATCATAAGAAGAATGTATACGGCTCAATAAATTTATTGAACTTTCAATTATATTATTAGCAGTAGCTTCAATAAGATAATCTTTATCTTTGCTACCGTGAACTGTGTTCAGTTCTTCTAATATAGATCTTGTACGTTTTTTCATTTTTTCATTCCGTATAGTAGTATTGCGCATCTATTACAGTATTTAGTGTCTTACAATAATAAATATTTAAAACATTGGAGGGTAATCTATTGTCTATATCTAAAATGCGTTTTGAAGAACGCTCCTTACTATTTGCGAAACTATCACAGATAGCTTATAATAACATCAAAAAGGCAAAAACACAAGCAGAAAAACTAGGTTTTACAGAAGTAGAATTTTACAACAAAGACGGAGCTCAAGCATACCGTTTTGCTAATAAAGACGATATGGTGATTGCGTGTCGTGGTACACAACCAACAGAGTTTAACGACATTAGTGCAGATCTAAAAGCAATGCCTGTAGTCGCAGAGACCATAAGCCGTGTGCATCAAGGATTTAAATCAGAGGTAGACGAGTTATGGCCTATGGTAATGGCAGATCTAATGTCAAAACAGCCAAAACAAAAACTATGGTTCTGTGGACATTCACTAGGTGCAGCAATGGCAACTATAATGGCAAGCCGTTGTTTGTACAATAATAAAGTTCCTGATCCTGTAGAACTATACACCTACGGTTCACCAAGAGTAGGCTGGAAGAAATACTGTGTACATCTTGGTGTAGAACATCATCGTTGGGTAAACAACAATGACATAGTCACAACTGTACCCCTACGTATTATGGGGTATACACACCACGGAACAGAACACTATCTAAACGCATATGGTAATGTAAGAAAACTTACTGCTATGCAAAGGTTCAAAGATCGTATGCGTGGAATTTGGATGGGTCTAAAACACGGCGGAGTAGATAGTTTTTCAGACCATTCTATAGGCAACTACATAACCTATTTAGATCTTTATGCCAAAGGCAAGGAAAATCCACAGCACTAAGACTTACGAATACGACGATTGTATTCTAATGCTTCTTGTAGTATTGACAGCTCAACGTTATCTCGTTGGGCTGTTCTTATGAGTGCTTCTACATCTTTAGGAAAGCAATGTCCGCCGAAACCTCGTTCTTCAGTTACAACACTATGACTGTCGCCTATGCGTGGATCTATCACAGTATAGTGTGCAACTGCACCGTAGTCAACATTTAATGCTTTGCACAAATCATACAATTGATTAAAGTATGCAACCTTTAGTGCAAGGAAACTGTTGCGGGCATACTTGGCAAGTATAAGTGCTTCAGGATCGCAAACTTCTACTTTTACATCAAATATCTTTGCCCAAAAGTTACAGCCTTTGCCTCCCATTAGAATAAGTTCTTGAGAACGTAGGTCTTGTTCTGCGCTATCAGCACGTAGAAACTCAGGAGAAAATGCAATAGTTTTTTCTGGGAACGTGTCAACAAGCATCTGCCAACCTTCTACACTAATAGTTGATTTAATTAGTATAGGAACGTTAGGTGATGATTCAACAACTTCGTAAACGTGTTTCATTTCACAGCCGCCGCCTGCGTTCGAAGGTGTTGGTACACAAACAATTACTGCCTCTGTGTCTTCTGCAATAGGGAAGTTCCAGGCTGCATAAGCTGGATCAACAATGTCTATTTCGTGCGCTTCTTGTAGTAGAGCGTTGTGTGCTTGTCCTACTGGACCGTAACCAGCAATAGTAATATTCATACTTTATATTATACACGAACTGAAATAAAAGTCAAGAAAAAAGGCAGCTCGTCGTTGCTGCCTTAACTTCTTAAATCCCAATTGAGTTAGGAACAATTATCCAATGTATTGCTAGGACTAGTGCAACTGATGCACCCAAGCCTATCATCATCTTTTGGAAGTCTCTTGCTACTAATGGGAATACACTTTTGTACTTCTTCTTGTTCATAAACGATGCAATAGCAAGTTCTCTACCTGCAAGCATACCAACGAATACCCAAGTTGTTGACATTGGAATATCGTTTAGCTCTTTGAAGAAATACAAACACAGCCAATAAAAAAGGTCGATTAATGTAGCCGACCTTACGTATCTTGTGTTGTGTTTTTCTAGTACAATCTGTTGTATCTTACCACCACGTTCTCTAAACATAATGTACAAGCCTACAACAAATATAACACTAATCATTACCATTAGATCTACAGGTATCTGTCTTGGTAGGAACACAGCAATGTTAGCCATATCGTGACTCAACCAAGTCCACCATAGTCCGCCTGTTGCTACCCATTGTGCAACACGCCAATATGCCTTGTGTTCTTCTTTGACAGGTACACTTTCGTCTAAGTGTCTACTCACAACGTACCAAACGCCATAAGCAAATAGTGCAGCAATACCATAACCCATAATTGATTTCATCAGCATCTTTTCTAGCACAAATGTACTTGCGAAAGCACTTAGCACTAGGAAGGATGTTGAAACAGGTACACCTAGTCTTGTTAGTAGAACAAGGATTGCAGGTGCTGCTGCGTGATACCATTGTATTTCTTCCCACGGTATCTTGTTCAGTCGTCCGTAACTGATGTCTCCACCATTTACATACCAGCCATACCACAGTGTTGCAAGTAGCACTGAACTTGCTGCTGCCCATAGTGTTGTGTAGCTGAATCTCTCATTGTTTGATGCCATCCAAGTACCGAGAGTCTGTACTGAATCATTGGCAATAACCGCATATGCGGCAAAGAGGAACCCCATAAGGCTCCATAAGGTGAGTGCGTCCATTTTATTCTCCTCTGCTTGACAGCTTTACCCTGTCGCTCACGTTGGGACAAGCTCGACGATGCTTGTCACTGCTATTTACAATTTTATTTCAAAATGTGTTCCGTACACGGTTTGTTTGTAGCCATAGCCTTCTGTGCCATTGCGTTCTACAAACGGTGTAATCTTCCAGTTGTTCTTTTTATATGTGATGCCCAATTGATCTCGTGAATCAAATTTTGTACCTGCATCTTTGAATGCCCAACGTGGTTGCCACTTCACATACAAATAAAAGTTCTTGTACAACTGCGGTGTATATTCTGTAATAAAACGATAGCGCCAGTGCGACTCTTTGTTATCAAAGCCTCTGAATTCCATCCTGCCTTCTACTGTTAAATCATCTAGTTCTAAAAACGCCCAAGTAAACTTGATGCGATTTTCTATTGATGTTGCCTGGTCCGCATAGCGGTACATAACTTCTACTGGGCCTATCTTGTTGCCTACTTCTACGTGCCAACGACCTT